ACTGGGGTGATGAGGATACCAACGTAAGAGTTAGGGCGTATTATTAATGGGAAATAGTGTAGTAGATTTGGGGGCCGCGGCCTTAGACTATGCCGAGGGCGTTTGGGATTATATGACAGGGGCCCCGAAAGCTTCTGCCTCTAACACCTATATTGTTAGAAAGAGTCGTAAGGGGCAGCAATTGTACAGCGGCGAAAACCCTGAAAGCCAGACGTTTTTTGAATATCTTGGTTTTGCCGAGGGCGGCGATGTACCTTTACAAGACGACGGGTCCCTTCCCGGTGTAGATGAGTTACGTTACATGACCCCTGCCGAAGTAGAAGAGGGCTCGTACAGTTTTCTTCAGAACATGGAAGAGCAGATGTTGGGACATTTGGCCGCGGCCCAGAGCGTCCATGCCGAAGACATCCCTGTGCGCCAGTCTCTAGATATGAAGCGCTACCATTATGAGGAGGCAGAAAAGCTGCGTGATCAGATCGAGCAGTTTAAGGAGCGACGCGCCAGCGCCATTCAAAATTACCCGGAGAGCGAAACTAAGCTATATATGAAAGAGGGGGAGTCCCCTTATGTAAAAGGGTTCCCGGATGATTTGGTAGAAAACTACCACGAAGGTGGTATCGTCGGTCAGCTAAAAAGTCTAAGTCAAGTTTCTTCTGGGATGGGGCAGAAGCTAAACCAGCTTGTCAACGGGCAATCCGGCAGCAGCTTTGATTTCAATTACGGCGGCGGCTCGTTGCCCGCGGTTCAACAACCTGTTATAAACACGGAGCCTTCAGGCCCAGTTGCTGACCTATCTAATTTCGGTCCAGATGTTGGTAACGGCGGTTTGTTTAGTGGTGGGCCAATGTCTGGTGGCACACCCATGCAGCTTCCGGGACCTAGAATCCCGACTTTTGTTGATCCACCAAGAGGAATGGAAGGCCAGCCCGGTGACGTAAATTCCGCTTGGCAGGCAGCAGTCAAGTCTGCCCAAGAGCAGCGCAAGAACGGATTTATGGGGCAAGTAGTGCTTCCGGGCGAAGGACGTTATGAGGATTTCGTTAAACAATATAATTACAATCTCATGAACCCAAACCAGCAACCTTTGACCACAGCTGGATCAAACATAGCGCAACCAACGCTTGGTGGAAACGTAGGCGGAGACAGCCTTATGGGCGTACTCCCGAATGGCGGTGTGATTGCAGGTCAACCGGGACCCGGATTTGGTTTAGCGGATGAGGGAGGGCTTATTGATCCGTTCAGAAACCCTTATTCTATGCCCTCCGGATTTACGCCTCTTCCGCCCGGTGAGCTAGGCTTTACTGAAAATATGATGGGTCCAATTCAAGGCTATACAGGCGGTTCAGCTACTTTTGACGAAAGCGCACCGTATCAGTTTGCAGACGGCGGCGTAGTTTCTCTTGGCGCGGGCGAACCAGCATACATAGATATGGGTAACATGGACATGAACAGCATGTTCGCCACTCCGGCTCAACCCGGAGATGAGTACTATGTCGGGGAGTACCCGGGCCGTGTATACCGGGAAGGGGACTACATTACGGAGCCCGGCTACCTTGGTCCGGAGTATGAGTTTGAGGTAGAAGGCCCCGAGCGCTACGACATGTACCAAAGCTTTCCAGAAGGCCGGAAAAGGTCTGACTTTGGTCGTTCCGCCCCTGAAATTGCTATGGAAACCGGGGGCGCTGTTGAAACAGCGCCTGAGGAATCTGGGATAGCAAGCTTCATGTATGACGTGGTCACTGGAAACGCTCCGTCCGATCAGTTAAACGCTTTACGTACTTCTGGTCGGATTGGTGATGAAATGTCGGCTGCGATTTACGGAGACGAACCAACCTTTATGGATCGTTTGATCACCGATTACAATTATCCCGCTACTATCCCAATGCAGGACGATGAAGGTTTCCCTGTTTTGAACGAGCAGGGCGGCCAGAAGATGGCTATTGCCACAGATTTTTCTTTGCCGGAGTACATGAGAACACAACGCCCGAGACCGGATATGCCGACTTACGGGGAGTTAGAGGACGCGCGGGCTCATGCTCTTGCCTCTGCTGAGTTAGCACGTCGATATGGCCCGGAAACCGCGAAGACTGCCGGGGGTATTAAGGAATTGACTGAAATGTTGCCGGGTTTTGGATCTTCTACCTATGGTGACATGAAAATGGACACGCGTAACAACGCTTTTGGTATTAAGCTGTTTCGCGAAGCCGGGGTAAACTCTTCCCCGCGGGACATAGCAAAATCCGTGGACCGCGAAGTGTTTAAACAGCTTGACATTATTTTAGGCAGGAGTCCCGACCGGCAATCTACTCCCGCAAAAGATCAACCTCTTGCTCAAAGTTACTTTAAATCTCCTGAAGGTGGTTTAGATGTATATTTTCCCCGTGACAAAGAGGGATATTTCGATACAACCTATCTTTACGATTAAGGGTCCGCGGCCCACGGACCTAGCAAAAAGGCTGCTACTGTGGTAGTTTTGGCCTTAAAGGAGAACACAGATGGCGCGTAAACCAATTGGCGGTTTAATGGACAACAATGTCCCTTCACAGTTAGACCCGGAGGATTTAGCTGCGGAGGTCGAGTTAGAGATTCCGGGCAGCATGGACAACGTCGTGGCTTTTGAAGGCATGGCGGAGGGCATGGATATTGAGATGACCCCGGAAGAGGACGGCGGCGTTACGGTTGATTTTGATCCGTCTGACCAGCGGGGCGAAAGCGATGACTTTTACGCCAACTTGGCAGAAGAGATGCCTGACCGCGAGCTTTCTAGGATTGCTGGCGAGCTTTTACATGAGTTTGATGCAAACAAAGCAAGCCGACAGGAGTGGGAAGATGCTTATGCAAACGGTCTTGATCTTCTCGGGTTCAACTACGAGGAAAGGACGCAGCCGTTCAGAGGGGCTTCTGGGGTTACGCACCCGTTGCTTGCCGAGGCGGCTACGCAGTTTCAAGCGCAGGCGTTCAATGAGTTGTTGCCAGCGTCCGGGCCCGTGCGTACTTCTATCATGGGAAGCGAAACAAACGACAAACAGCGGCAGTCTCAGCGCGTAAAGCAGTTTATGAACTATTACATCACCGATGTGATGGAAGAATACACCCCCGAACTGGATCAGATGCTGTTTTATCTGCCTTTGGCGGGGTCTACATTCAAAAAAGTATACTATGACGAGACTTTGGGACGTGCGGTAGCTAAGTTTATACCGGCGGAGCACCTTGTAGTGCCTTACGAAACGTCTGATTTGGAGACTTGCCCTAATATTACGCAAGTTTTGAGGATGTCTCTTAACGATTTGCGTAAAAAACAGGTTGCAGGCTTCTATTTGGACATACCGGTAATCCCTGCACAGGAAGAAGAAGACTCTGTTACCAGCGAAATCAATCGTATTGACGGCACAAGCCGCTCCCAGATCGACTACGATTGCACAATTTTGGAATGTCACGCCGATTTAGACCTAGAAGGCTACGAAGACCTTGATGAGGACGGTGAGCCGACGGGCATTAAGATACCATATGTTGTCACGCTGAGTCAGGACAACGGCCAAGTGCTGTCTATTCGCCGTAATTACCGCGAAGATGACGAATTAAAGCGTAAAATTCAGTATTTCGTACATTATAAGTTCCTTCCGGGCTTTGGTTTTTACGGTTTAGGGCTTATTCATACGATTGGCGGTTTGTCACGGACCGCCACAGCGGCACTGAGGCAGTTGATCGACGCAGGTACGTTATCCAATCTCCCAGCGGGTTTCAAAGCCCGTGGATTACGCATCAGAGACGACGATGATCCGCTTCAGCCCGGCGAGTTCCGCGATGTGGACGCTCCCGGAGGGGCTATTCGTGACAGCCTTATGCCGCTGCCATTTAAAGGCCCTGACCAGACATTGTTCCAGCTTTTGGGCTTTGTTGTGGATGCAGGACAGCGTTTTGCCACAATCACAGACATGAAAGTGGGAGACGGTAACCAGCAGGCGGCGGTTGGAACGACTATCGCGATGCTGGAGCAAGGTTCACGCGTGATGAGCGCGGTGCATAAGCGGTTGCACTACGCAATGCGGATAGAATTTAAACTTTTGGCCCGCGTAATGGGTGAAAGTTTACCAGAAGAATACCCATATACAATTGAAGGCGAAGATGCGTCAGTTAAAGCTTCTGACTTTGACGATCGGGTAGATATCATTCCGGTGTCCGACCCTAACGTGTTTAGTCAGGCGCAGCGTATTGCTTTGGCACAGACTAAGCTACAGCTAGCGGGTGCCGCTCCTGAATTACACAACATGTATGAAGTGTATCGGGACATGTACGATGCCCTTGGTGTAC